CAAAGTACTTGAGCCTCGTCACCGCGCGGAGCACGGCCGAGTCCGACCATGTGTGCGCGTCGCCGTATCCGAGCCGCCGGATGATCTCGACCGTCCCGAGCGCGGCGTCGAGCGCCTCCTCCACGTAGCGCAGCGTCGTCTCGCCGGGGTAGACACTCCACTGGTCGTCCTCGGACGGGGCTGAGCTCAGGTCGGGGCTCCATGTCACGTCGCCCGTCCCGGTGTTGTGGGTGGCGACGACGCGGGAAACGTTCCCGTCGTCGGTGAAGAACAGCAGCTCGCCGACGATCGAAGTTGTGGGCGCGGTCGCTCCGAGATTCGCACCCGACACCGTGGCGCCCGACGGGAACGTCCCGCTCCAGAACGAGTCGTCGCGTCGCATCTCCTCGGGCTGGATGCCGCTGAAATCGTGGCCGAAGCGCGTGACGCCGTCACTCACGATCCCGCGCAGCGTGTCCGAGTCGGTCGGGTCCTCGTGCCACGAGAGATCGACCGCGCCCGAAGGCCCCCACAGCGCTTCCGCGCCACCCCTGGTCCGGTCACCGAGCCAGAACGCGACCTCCTCCACGATGTCGTCCAACTCCGCCGTGTCGCCGATGTACGCGTAGGTGATGATGCAGGTCCAACGGCAGGCGTTGCCGATGTTGTTGGGCCGCTCGTAGGCTCCGTTTCGCACGTCCGTCATCCCAGCGCCGACGTACGACTCTGTGAGTGCGCCCTCCGCGAAGGCCGCGAAGTCGGCGTGCAGCGAGGGGTTGTTCAGCCGGATGTTGCACATGTCGGCGGCGAGCACGAAGGCCCCGAGATTGCGGGCGTAGCCGAGCGCGTTGCCATTGGCCGTCGGGTACCCCTCGTCGATCAAGTCCTGCAGGTACGTCTCGACCTTCGTCCGGTAGGACGTCGTGCCGGTCCGCAGATACACGAGCGCGCCCGAGAGCGCGTAGAGGTTCGACTTCGAGTCCTGGTCGTCCATGTCGGCCGCGGGCCACGTGTCGTCCGCCGTCGCGAGCATGTCCGTCCAGTCATCGCCACTCATAGGACGGGTGTCGATCTCCGCTTTGGAGATCCACAAATTCATAGACCTCGGAGGCCAAACGTAATCGTTGAAGACGTCCGTAGGGTCTACGTAGCGACACGTAACGCCCACGTCACGACGCGATCAGCTTAAGCGCACCCGCATCGAAAACAGGCGTAACACCGTTGTTATAGGCGAAGTTCGAACCGAGAGCGCCGCCGAAGAGGAACGTCCCGCCCGACACGCCATACCAAATGCCCGCGTGGGTAACGGTTTCCCCGTCGCCATCGGTGTTGAACGTAATCACCGAGTCGTTCGTGGTGACGCTCGTGGCAGTCGAGATGTTCGCAAACATCCCCGTCGCTTCACGCGCGTAGGTGGCATTCGAAAGCTCGTTCGCCCCAGTCGCCCCGGGGTCGCCGTCATGAAGCGAAACAAAGGTCGCCTGAGTCGCCCAAGACGCAGCGGCGAAGGCGTACCCAAAGACATAATCCGCCCAAGAGTTTGAAGAAGCCATTTAAAATTTCCCTTGTAAGTCGTCTATGAGTTCGGCGCTGATCCGAACTACTCCATTCTCGTTAGGGAGTGCTTCCCTATAAAGCTTCTCGTGCAACCAATTCCTAAGGCGAATCACAATTCGTCTCATGTTCAACCGTGTCCTTGGACGACATTCCGCCCATGTAAGACCGCGCTCGGAAGCGACGTATCGCTCTCTCGAACGACGCGCGCCCAGCGAAACCCGGGCTCGATATTCACAAGCCCATTATCGGTCGCACCCACAATCGTCGTAAGCACCGACCATTCGTCCTCAAGGATCGCGTGACGAAAGCCTGAGGCGTTCGAGCCATGGATCTCAAGCGACGTCGCTGAGTCCACGTCATAAAAGAGTGTCATCTCGGCCGCGTCGGCTACGAGATAAATTGTGCTCGTGTTACCCGAAACGCTTCCGAAGAGGTCCGAACGAAAAGTGCTCATTAAAGCACACTACCCGTGGCGTTCGTGAAGCGATACGTCGTTGCTCCCGAACGAATTGCAATCACGAGGGAGTTCCCCGAGTGGGAACAAATCGAGAGATACCCATCAGGGATGAAGGTGGAAACCGGAGAGGCGGTCGTGATGTTGCTAAAGCCAATCGGAGCGGCCTCGTCTCCACCACCACCAGCGTGTCCTTCCGGCCCAAACAGGACTCTCGTGAGTCTGGTTGTTCTTTCTGAGTTAGCCATATTCTTCTACTGTGAAAGGGGGAGGGGTCCCGGAGGACCCCTCCACTCCGTGGTTTAGGTAGACCCGAGGTAAAAGCCCATCCACCGCCCGTGTCCGCGCGACGTCCACTTCGTCACCTTACGCTTCATGGTATCGGACTCCCAATGAGTGTCCGAGGAAGCAACAGGACGCTCCCTCCAGATAGCGTTAACGTCGTGGCGATCACCCAAGAGCGCCCAATAAGACGAAGAGGTGATCTTAGGCGTAGAACTCGCCTCGACGGTGAAGACGTTACGCACAGCATTCGTGGCGTTGTTCGCGGTCGTGGGGTTCATCGGGCTCGCGAGGATCTCGTTCGCCACGAGGACGAGATCAAGACCCGTTACAAGCTTCGACGGACTCGACACATACGGCCGACCCCTCTCATCCTTGAACTTGGTAAACGCAATCACCGCGTCCTCATAAGCCGTGAGGCTGAGGGCGGTGAACGCGGTAGGACGGTTGGCCTGGACTGCACCCCCGTCCATCCGAACGTGTGCGGTGGATGCGAGCGCTAGACCATCGAAACCAGTCGAAATCGTGGTGTTGTCCGCGTTAGCGAGAACAGCCATGAAATACGTGTCCGTGTGGTCTGCGTCCGCCCGGCGCAGGTCGGCCTCAAACTTAATGACCTCCCCATACCGATCATTCTTCCAGAGCTTGTCGGTCACCTTGTAACCGAGACCAAACTTCTGGATGTCATACCGCTTCTCGCGCGGCGAAATCGCCTCGTCAAACTCCACATCGTCACCCTCGGAAATCTCCTTGGGCGGTCCGAAGCCAGCCATCTCGGCTTCGATGGTGTAAAGCTCATCGAGAGACTTCACGTTGAGATAACGCGAGTACTGATCTCCATAAAGCTCGTCGTCTTCGTGCCAGATCTTATCAAGATCCGGATCAGCCAGGCGACGGAACTCCTGAACTGTCATAGCCATGAGTAGTCTCCTTTAGCTGAGGTCGAGTTCGCTGTCAGCGAACTTGAATTGAACGACAACCTTCGACTGCACGCTCTGGTCGATTCGGTCCGTACCTTCAGTGACCACGAGAACCATCGTGTCTGTGGACTCATCAATCCAATAACGTCCGGGTGCAGCGGCGACAAACGAGACGCCGGACTCCTCACCCGTTAGGAGTGTTACGCCTGAAGTGGTACGGGACCAGAAACGAGTCGTGGGCTGAATGACCGTCACGACGCACTTATCACGAATGGAGTTCGTCGAATCCGAATCTGCGATAGCGTAAATCGTCCCCGCCGCGACGGCGAAGGGATTCAAACGCGAAAGCTCCGAAGACGCATCAAGAGCGAGCATGTCGCCCTTCGAAAAGGCGCTACCTGCGACCCTCTCGTCCTTCCGGTAAGGTCCCGAGGCGTACCAAAAGCCATTAGGCATTTTTAGATTCCTCTAGGTATTTAGTTGCGAATTGTTACTGACATTTCGTCCTCGACTCCCGAGAACGCTTCGGCTTCGTAGCGTCCCGAGGTGAAGAGAGCAACCTGTCGGCCTTCAAGTTCCGCTTGCTCTGCGATCTTGTAGGCGTTCCACTTACGGGATACTTCTCCCGATCTAACAAAAAGCGCAACGTCAGCGCCGCGCCGAATAGTGCCGTCCTCGGACTCACGTCCTAGGGGCGGCATCCCAAAACCTCGCGACGTAAGGTCTTCCTTACTAGCGAGACGATAACCTTCTTGGTGGAGATAGCCGTCGAGAGCCCGCGTCTGGAGTTCGGAGGGTGCTCCCCCGGCTCCGGAGATGGGCAACCACGCGAACTCAACGTCTAGGACGCGTGGGGTAGCTCCAATCTTCCGATACATGTCTTCCTTCGTGACGCCGTTGGCGCTGCGGAAGACGAGATCGTCGGCGCGAGAGATGTCGTTTGCCATGACGATCTCGGAGTACCCCGGGATGCGTGAGGGGTCTAGGTGACCCCTGTGGAGCATCGGATCGAACTTCTCGGCCTCGCTCCGCTCGTCTGCGAAGAGGAGGGGCTTGCGAGGCGTGGCTTCGGGCTTGGTCGGGGTGCTCATGCGCTAACTCGTGCGGTCAGGAGGTTCGCGATCTCTTCGTCGGTCTTGTAACCCATCTTCGTGTAGTGCTCCCGAACCTTCGAGAGAGGGATGTCATCCGAGATGAAACCCTTAACCGCGATGTGGCGATCTTCGAAGAGCTTCCGGAGAGGCGAAGGAGTCGAGATGGGCTCATTTGGGCTTCCACCCTGCGTCCCGAGGCTTCCGGAATCGCGCCCCCTCGCTATAATCGCCTCCGCTCTCGCCTGAGCGATGTCGTCGAGGTGCTCCCCCGCGACCATACGAGCGGCCTCGTCCCAGATATCCGGACGCGCCTTCGCAGCGTCGGGGAGGCGTGCAACGATCGCCTCGATCTCCGGAGCATAGCGCTCCCACACATCCTTACGCTTCGGATTCGCCTGGGCCTGAGTCCTAGCCATCGAGGCCATCGGAGTCATAACCAAGCGCTCGGCGTTCGCGAGTCGCTTCTCCACGAGCGCTTCCGTCCGACGCTCCATCTGACGGTGATATTCGTTAAGGTCTGAGTAGATGAGATTAGAGTCTACCGTAGGGAGGTCGGAAGAAGTAGTCACGGGAGGAGAAGGAGCCGGAGAGGGATTTTCAAGTGGCGTGGTCTGAGGTCGTTGGAGTGCGGCATAAAGGTCCGAGGCGGTCGCGAGAATTTCGTCTGAGGTCTTCCCCCGCGCCCACGTAGGGACGTCATCCTCGTCGGAGTAGCGAAGATCGCTTCCCCGGAGACGTGGAGCCGGAGCTTCAGTCTTCTCGGGAGGTGCGTCGGAAGGCGGGAGTTCCGTAGAGACTTGTGTCGGATCGCTTTCGGACATTCTCTTGGCGTTTTAGGTTTTCGTTAAAGCTTCGTTC